TCAAACGTAAAACCATCATCTGTTTCCTGATAGTTCACTTCATCAAGTGCCTTATCCCGTCGTCTATTCTCTTCCACTATTTTAGCAACATTGGGATGATGCAGATTATACACAAACTGCTTTGCTTCATCGCCTCGCAAAACGATATCTTCATTCACATAATCACGCTCCTAAAATCACTCTTTTATTAAAATTCATAAATAATATTTTTAATCAACTGAGTTACCGTGCAAGGAAAAAAAGAACAATCATACGGCAATTTCAAGTGAAAAATCTTTTGTTCTGCATCAGAGCTGGACTCTGCAAAGACGATATAGTCTTTCTTATACACCTTACAACCGTCATCGTATTGACCTGATACTTTGTACCAATTACCCATAAGCTCCTCCTAAAATATTACTTTTAAGCGTCTTTTTTATCAGCTGACGTCTATGCGTTGCGTTCTTCAGCCAATCACCACAGCTAGGCATCTCCCTAGTCACTCTTGTGTTACGACCGCTCCCTATTGGACAAGCCCGGCGATAATCATCAGCAGTCTTACAACCAAGAGATTCTGCTTCATCCAGAGCTTTTCGCACATAAGCCCATGTGCTACCGCCGAGATCAGAACACTTACCAATTACAGCAAGCACAAGTTCGTCACCCATGCGCTCAACATATTCTGCTAATGCCTTTTGACCAGTAGCGCCAAGCTTCCCGATATTCTCTCGAAAAACATCCTCGATAGGTTTCGTCGTTGTCGTCTCATCACAAGACGAAGACGATATCTTATCTTTTTCTTTCTCTTTTTCTAGCTTGGTTTTGCTTGCGTTTGCTTCATTTTGCTTACGCTTGCTTGATGAGCCACCAGCTTTGCCAGAAATTCTCTTGCCTTCGATGTATTCGGCATCTTTATCTAAATCTCTCTTCACGGCGGGCCACACATACCGCTCATTTCCGTTGAGTTCAGGCTCTGTTCCAGACGATTTGTATTTCATCATCGCCAGTACCAGACGCCCCACCTCAGCAGCACTAAGGGGTTCAAAGTAGCTCTCGTATGTATCCCAGATCTTAATATAAGTATCAGCCATCATACACCTCAGTCTTCCAAGCTGTGTGTATTCACACCATAAAAAGTCTTCTTATAATATTCTTTTGCCTTATCCTCATCAAAACCAACGTACCGTAATGTAATATCCTGACTACTATGATTCAACTGACTCTGAATCCAAGACAATGCCTGGTTATCATCCTTATTAAGACACATCTCACGATAACCAAATGTCTTACGGCAAGAATGAGACGCAATCTTATAATTAAGATTCAAATCTCTACCAGCATTACGAAGGATACGAGCAAAAGAATCAACATCAATAGGATCACCGGCTTTTTTGGGTTCTGCAATATGAGGAATACCAGTTTTCCCATCTCCACCATTTGTCCTCAACGACTTTTTCCAACTCCCCTGCCGAGACGGAAACATCCAATCGTCATATCCAAGATTTGCAATCTTAATGTACGTTTCAACGATGTCTCTCGCTTCTGGAGTAAGAATGATTTCACGATATTTGGAAGTCTTTTCTTCGACGATGCAAGTTCCTGCGTCCTCAACCACCTCAATTTTTCCATTATAAAGACAGTAAGATATATCAGAAACTTTCAATTTAAGCAAGTCACTAGCACGCAACCCAGTTGCAATGCCGACATTAAATAGACACCAATTGCGATATTGCTTTTTATCCCAGAAGTATTCCGAAATCATTTGAACATCATCCAAGCTTCTAATTGGAGAAATATTACGCTTACGCTTCTGCTTACTTTTTGTAACACCACGCTTTTTCGCCGGAACGGAAGGTTTAGGATTAAAATAGACCAATTTAGATATCTGTTCTTCTTTTCTTTCAACAACTGCACTCATCACATTCACCTCAAATCCCATACTTTAAACAGTATTTTCCGTAAGACAATCCCTCGGCATCCGCAAGTTTAATAACATCGCTGAATGTCAAGATTGGCTTTTTGCTTCGTTCCTGTTCTCGTCTCTTTCTTTCATAAGCCTGTCGCGCTTCGATTCTTACTATCCTGCGGCAATGATCACAATACTCATGATTTATAGCAGCCGGCGCACCACAAACCTTACAGTGTCCGTTTCCTCTGATAGTAGGCATACCTTACACCTCGAACTTATCAATCTTCCAGTGATGACGATAATAACTTTCACCACTACAAACAACAGATGCTTCCGCAGCTTCGCACCATGTCTCATCATCGCTCACAGGCCGTAAGTCATTCTTGCTTTCATTAAACAGAAATACCATTTTATCAATTGCTTTGACTCTATCCTTTGTGACCATAATCACATTATCTTCTGCGTAAAAGTCACTGGAATCAATACATTCGTGCAAAATATAGACCTTCATTTTTATGTACCTCAATTCTTTTCAAATAAATCATTACGAACCTTCGGAGTAAACTGACGAGTGCCAAGCTGCTCAATTGCAGTCTCTAGCTTGCCATCTCCCCATTCTCTGGTTTCTGTGTTCATAACGATCTCAAGCAAAAGCTTTGCGTCCTTAGCTTCTCTTCGCTTACGACGAGCCTTTTTAAGCTCTGCCATAAGCTGATAACCTTGTGCTGCATTAACAGTCTTGAACTCAATAGCGTGCTCAAGGTCATCAATCTCATCACTTGCGGCAGTCAAATCGCCGTACACTTTTGAATACAGCTCTTTCAAATTACACATGGTTTTATCTGTAATAACCAAATTCTTTTTAAGTTCTGCCAGCCATTCAGAATCTTCCATGTGAAATGCGTATGTATTCGGCTTTACAGCCGGAGCCGTTATATTCGGACTCTTGCCTGCGATGGTAGCTTCATCCATAGATTTCGGTGCATAGTGTCCGTTCTTGTACCCGGCGGGAAGCTTGTTGATTTCACAAATCGCCAGTCCCTTAGATTCAAACTGTAATGCCAGATTGATATCACAGGTGGCGCAGATTCGACCTCCCTTCCGTTTCATAATATAGTTATGACCATTCGAGATTACGTACATTATTTGCTCTCCTGCTCCTTCATCAACTGCTTTACAGTTTTCTTAAACAACGCGAGGTTCTTTTCGTTTTCAATAAACACCTTAGTCTTCGGATTCGGTGCTTTACCGTGTGCCTTTTCGTAAGCCACAAACAAATTATTCATTTTCTTATAGCCAATACGCTCGTAAATCAGAGTATAAGTGTGCTTATACTGTGGCTTATCGCCAAGTTTTTCTGCCAGAGGAAGCATAATGGGGAAAAGAATTTTTGCCGTTTCGCTCTGCTTCTTGGGCTTTTCCTCCACAACCGGTTCAGGTTCAACTTCCTTGGCTTCTACCTCGATCACAGGAGCATCACAGACAACCACTTCAGGAGCTGCTTCAATAGTTTTCGCTTCAGACAGAGCTTTCTGCTCAGCGGCCTCTTCCTTCTTCTTATTGATTGCTTCAGTATACGAATCTTCAACCAAGGCACCAAAGATGGACTTATACATCGTACTTGCTTCAACCACATCAATCGTAGGAATGTGACCAGTGCGACCGGTTCTTGCACAATACTTTCTGCGCTCTTCCTCAATAACGAAGGTATAGACACGATTCATATATTCGTAAATATCACGGAACACATCCTGAACCTTCATTTCATTGATTGCGGCAATCACATTGATACGTTCATACATCTTCTTACGCCAGTCGCTCATCACATCCTTACGAGGAGTAAAGTTTCTGGTGGAACGAATTGCTTCATCCATCTGCTTGTCCTTAATCTGATGGACACACTGAGATACGCTACTAATCGTATTCAATGCCTCGTTACTGGTGGTGCGAGCTTCCTCAATCTGTTCACTGAGATCCTTGCGAACAGACTTGAGTTCACTCTGAAGATTCTTCATGCTATCAAACAGGGCGTGAAGTCTTACATCAATGAATTCTTTGCTCAGTGCAGCATCCATCTTAGGAGTAGCCAGAACGGAATCACCACGCATCAGAGATTCCATAATGTCCCAGCAGAAATCCATAAACGCATCAGCCTTCGGCTGACGAGACAGACGGCAAATTTCCATCACACCACGCAAACTGTAACAAATAATTTCACGTTCCTTCGTGATTCCACCCTCAACTGTCGTCAAATTGACGACAGTTGATAAGGAGTCCAAACGATCTGCATTACGCTCATGAATCTTTGCAATGTATTTCCGAGGTTCTTTACATTCCAGTGCTCGCCCAATTTGTTCACGGGTCATGTAATACTGGTGCTTGTCATTCTGGTACACATCCACATTCAGTGCGCCGAAGGGCTTAGAGGTTATTACGGTCATAGGATTGTTGGTAGTCATTTTGTTTACTCCTTTGTATTTGTTAAGAAAAATCTGCGGTCAAATCTTCAAACGACCAGCTCTTATGATTCGTGTACTCATCACTGAATACATCCATCCAAAGATAACTTTCAATATCACCACAACTTTCGTAATTGATACTGGACAGGTTAATTGTTTCGCCATCATTTCTTTTAAGGTAAATCACAATCTCAGGATATGGCTCTGTAATGCCTTCTGCGATAATCTTTCCGATATGTGTATCAATTGCAAATTGCTTTTCATTCATTTTATTTTCTCTCCTAGAAGAACTGTTTTATCAGATTGTGACATAATACCATCCAGTATACTTATCTACACATCCCATTCTCTTATCTTCTTCTGGATCATAAAAACCGGTAGCAGATATTGCTCGTCCAGCCTTTTCATCAATATAATCAGCGACTTTCTGTGCATCTTCATATGTTTTGCATAGAATATTCTCACCATCACACCAACGATCACAACCATCTTCTGGACAGCAAGGCATATTTCTTACAAAGCGATTCCAAACATCAAAAACATGATTTTCAAATTCACTCATAATCGTCACCTCAAAACTGATACTTCCAGAACAACTTTGCATTGCCTGTAATTGTTTGTAAGTAGCTAATGTATTCATTAAAGGAGCTCACACCATTCATTTTCATACTACGTGCTCCAACAGCTCGTGCAGCAACCTTCGGATCATAATCAACAGCGTCAATAAATGCGCTGTCAATCATCTTCTGCTCAAACATTTTGATTTCGTTAGTATTCATTTTAATTCTCCTTACTCAAAATCCCACCATGCGTTAATAGACGTATTCGGAACATAAACCTCAAGCATATGATGGCCGTCACGAATCCATTCAGGTTCATAGCCTTCATCTCGCAGTTCTTTCATCAGACTTTCAAAATCATTATTAACAGACTCTACCGCATCTTCCATTGTTTTATATTCTACACGGTAAGGACCATTACACATCGTATCGTCATAAACAACCGTAATCATAGTCACATTCCCTTTTTATTCAATTGTTGCTCGTATTCTTCGAGTTCTTCATAATCTTCATCTGTGAGATAATCGTCGATTTCAATGTCCAAAAGGATATAGCACTGTGCCTTTAAAGCAACATACGCATCATCTGCACTCATTCCATTTTCAATAAGAACCTGTGCTGCTTCCATAAGTTTATCATTCATAGTTCGTTCCATTTTTCTAAAACCTCGATTTTATTTAATTTCAATATTCATTTTGCTAAATAAATATTTAACAGATTCTTCAATTGCATCAATAGACCAAACATTAGGATTACACACACCAAGAATTTTATCGCCAGAAGCATTATCACGTGCATCACAAAAATGCCACCAACTATTATCGCCAGCATCATATTCATAATAAACATCCACATCAATTTCGGAGTGACCATCTACATGATATTTAATCTGATCTTTATCATTAAATGTATCCGGTTTGTATCCACGTCCATTCCATCTACATGGGTTCATCTTGCGAATAAAATCTCTTGCAATTTCATGTGTAGTCATAACTCTCACCTCATGTCGTCATAATTAAAATCTGCCATACGTTCGTCCTCGTTATCAAAAACCTTAATCAAATCCCACGGATGAAAGGTTTTTCCATCGACTGAGTTAAATGCAAATGCAGTCATGTGCCCATTTTTATCCATTGAAGTCAAAATAACAATGTACCCAGACTTTGTTTTAAATTTAAAGAAATTTTTATTGAAGAAACTTTTCATCATAACATTCACTCCCTCAATTCTCCATCCTCGTAATCAAAAACATGACAACAATCTTCGCAGCCTTTCTTATACAGGTCGGTTTGAATCTTATCATTTACTGCATCTTGCTCAATAACCATAATTAAATCGTTCCACGAAAATGTCTTTCCGTCTTTAGAGTAAAAAATCAGCATACCCGGATAGCATTCTTTGTCTGCCGACCCCGTGGCAATCAACCAACCATTATGAATTTTGATTTTGAAATCATGTTCATTAACGTTAATCATTCGTCTTTCTCCTTTATATTATTATCTTATCTTCACCAAGCGTTTCGGTTTCATATGTTGTATAGATAAGCTTTGTCGGCTTGCTGTAACACGTTTTCATCCAGTCAAGTTCTGCATCACGTAGCTCTTTTGTGGGATAGACTTCATGCCCTCTATATGTATCACCGTACATAAAGTATCTGACAGAGTATTCAAGATGGTAATACATTATTTTTCTCTCAGCTCCTCGCACGCTTTAGCAATGATAGCAAGACCATTACGACGAAAATCAGCATTGTAAGGATTCTGTGCTTGAACATCTAAATGGTACAGCAATTTTTCCAAATCAGAGCTATATTCAACGTCTGCTGTTTTACAAAGGACCTCGGCCATCGCTTGAGTGTCATATTCCATAATAAAACTCTCCTTTTACATCAGTTTGTCAGAAATATCAAACGCTTTCCAAACCCAGCTGTATTCATCTGTATTTACAGAAGCAGATAGGCCATCATTTCTAATATTAATATTTGCTTCTGGCAGATCACAAATATTTCTATAGCATTCAGTTGCATCATCCTTAATAAATTCTGCTGCTTCTTCTTTGCTATCGAAAAAATCAGGCTCAAAAATTTCACCATCACAACTACACTCAATAACGCACCACATAATATTCTTCCTTTTACACACTCACATTCTCGTAAATCCAGCCAACGCCTTTACTATGGAACTCATCTACCCAATGAAACCATTCATCCTGTGTGAAATTGTCAACGGGAAAGCCTCTCCACTTCTGATCAAGAACTAATTCTCCACGTTCGTTTTCAACCCATGCAAAATCAGTGTTCTCCTTCCAAAGACGTTCAACAAATTTGTCACAATCATCTTTATTTTCTCTTAGTTTTAACATCCATTGTGCAGTAAGATATGTGCTATCAAAAGACTCTGCGACAGCACATGGACAGTTCTTACAAGACTTCTCAATGCATGACCAACAAGGCCCACCGTTGTAACTCATACTTTAAACCTCATAACTTTCTTCCAGACAATCAATCAAATCTGCTACATACTCACCGATCTGATCACAATTTACATTTTTGTATTCCGCACCAGAATTTCCATTATCGCTGATATAGACGTTAAATAAACCCTTTCCAACACGTTCAATATCAATGTCAATATTCATCTTCATGCTTTTACACCTCATTGAGAATATTTTCATCCGAAAATTTAAACGATATTATACTTTACAAACCAAATATTCAACTCATCTTCCGACATCGAATCGATTGCAATATCCACTCGGCGTTCAATAACATCATCATCCTCGTCTTCATTCAGTTTATAACCAACAAAGTTTTCAATTGTATCAAATCCATCCATAAAAAGCTCACGCTTCAGAAGTTTAATTTTTTCCATCATATTTTTATCCATTTCCTCTCATAAAATAAAATTATTATAGGTTTTCCAAAATTTTAAGATATTCAGGGTAAAGATCATCAATAATAACTTTCTTTTCCATATCATCCAGCTCACCGTTCATAAACGCCTTGCTCTGTTCTTCATTTTCAAGTTCTAGGTACGTCCAGATACTTTCGATTCCGATTCCATTTCCATGGACTACTTCGCCATTTTCATTGATATGCGCATAGATTTCCCAGACCTCGCAACCGCGATCCTTAGAAGAACATTCACTGTAATCAATTTCAGTGCCGTTCTCCATAACCTTTTCGGCAAACTCTTCCGCTGTAAGTTTCTTCATGATCCATGCCTCCTTAAATGTTATCAAAGTTATAAGTAACAGTAACAACTTTCTCTGCTTCACCGATATTACACCGATCTTCCTTTAATGCTGTTTCGAGACCACATCCAGCGCTGTATGCAATACCATTTTCAAACACATCAGTACCGATAAATCCAAATGCCCTATCGATTTCTTTCCACTCTCCGTGTTCTTCTCGATAAAGTGTATAGCCGTAGTTTTCACCAGAAAGATAATCGCTGTAAATCTCAACTTCATCACGCATGATTCGTTCCGCTTCGTTTTTGGTCTCATCAGAACCATCTGTAATAGCGATTACAATCCAGCCAACATTGCTATCGTCCCATGAACCTCTAAACCGTGTGTCGCAATCCATAGACAAGCCAGAGTGGTCATGTAACCAGAGTGGAAGCCATGCAATATGTTTTTCGAGAAGGATCTGACAATCTTTAATAGAAAAATCTCCACGAACATATGTAATGATTTCGTTATATTTCAATCCAACACACATCGGATTTTCCGAAACTTTTTTATCAGATAGAATTCCAATATCACAGATTGCATAGCGTTTTTCATCGATATAATTTTCATCGACAACAACACAAGTATCTTCCAACTTCATATTTAGAAGTGCATCCAGAATTTCTTCATCAGAACAATACTTGTAAACCAGGTCATTCCAAAACTCTTCCGGTGTTTTTTCATCAATCTTATCACCCAGATTGTATCGAGAATGGAAACAGGCCATTGTGGAATCATGGTCATCCCACCAACGAGGATTATTATCTGCTTCATCATCGTGCTGGATATGCAAGCAATACAGATTATCACCGTAGATCCACTTTATGATTTCATTGTCGTAGCAATACAGGTTTTTCATATCTAAAATCTCCCTTTTATCAATCTTTTTAATGCACAAAAATCGTAATCATACTTTCTTCATCTGCCGTAAAAAACGATACTTCGTATCGACTGGCTTCTGAAATTGAAATCTGGTCTCGCTTACAATAATCCTTGATTTTTTGCTCATTGTAGTCATCCCAAAGAGCTACGCTTGTACCATCAGTGATCAAAGAAAGAAACGTAAGTAAATTCATATCCATTTACCTCTTATGCACTAGCCTTTTCTTCAAAAGCGTACCAATCAGACCAAATCTTATCGACTTCGCCATTCTTAAAACCGTTCTTATAATCGGTGAACTCAACATAATAGTTGCTTGTCCACTCATTCATAGCGTGTTCGTAGATGGCTGCAACACCACGCTTTGTTTCAACAACAAAGCTATCGACTAAAACACCTTCAACATAAGCACCAGTGTATTGTGCTTTATTCTGGTGCATCCAACGGTCAAGAGCACCCGCATTAAGATAAAACCACGTCATAACTCATTCTCCTTTACTCAGCAGATAAAAGTGCGTATGCCAATTCTTTAAGCATATCTCGAATCTTATATGCGTCTTCAGCAATTACCCAAACAGAATCTGGGATACCATTCTCACCACGATTTGCAATTAGTTCAGCTGCGTGATCATCGACATCGAAATTCTCATATTCGCTCATCGCGCTGCCGGGAATGTCATTTGTGTTTAATGTGAGAATAATATTCTCACCAGCCGGAGACCAACTTTCAATATCAATCGTTTTTAAATCTTCTCCAACAATCCCCCATTCAAGAGATTCCAGAATATCTTCATACTTAGATTCGATTTTCATAATTCATTCTCCTTTACTCTTCCATAATCATAGCAAGAACCGGCTCGCCAGAATCCTTCAACTGAAGCTCTAGAATATCGCCGTCATCCACAATTTCGCACTTGTTAAGATAATCTTGAAGAAAGAACATCTGACATTCTTGCCAGAAGATTTCTCTCGGGTTTTCGTTCTCATCTACAAATACATCCTTGTGATGGAAAGATCCGTTCCAAACCCAACTTTCACCATCAAAACAAGCGTGGACTTCCCTCAGATCCCACATAGTTAATCCTCCAAAGTTTTAGAATGTCTTAAAATAATAATTTCTTTCATTTCTTCTTTATCTCTTGCGGTAGGAAGAACAAAAAAGGAAGAATACTCTGGATAATAAAAAGAAATACAAAAACCAAGTACCATATACATGATTGTGAAGTAATGACCTGTTTGTTTGTTCTTGAACTTTGCTCTTCCGATTTTATATTCTTCAGAGTATTCATCTTTAATTAAATCCCACATAGTTAATCCTTCCAAAAGTTGAGTTTCTTTTTGATTGTCATCTCAATTTCGTCTTTATCACCGTCAGATAGAATCTTATTATCGTACTCGGAATAGCAAAACATAACGCTACGGCCATTATATTTATACATAACCATTGCTGTTTTTAATTGTTTGTCACGAAAAAAGGTTGCGCACCCAATTCCATATTTTTTAGAATATTCATTTTCAACTAAATCCCACATTTTATCACCTCAAAATCTCCTTGAGCATCTTTACCATACCTTCGTAATCTTTATCATCGGCACCCAGCATACGAACCGTCATATCAAAATCAACTGTCTGACAATCACTGAAATCGTATTGTTCAATATCGTTGCTACAAGTGTCAGGGTAATGTTCTTCGAGCCTGTCTTTCGTATCACAGTCACAGAAGGTTCCAGAATAATAATCACTGGCCGACTCACCTGTTTTCATGTACACACGGATACCATCTGTGACAATCACTTTAGCGAACCGCTTCATATCTTCTGGTGTAAAGGTCTTATCCATGACATCATACGAATAGACCATGTAACAAGTTTTATCAGGCTCATAAATATCCTGTTCCTTATCTGCACCAAACGCTCTAGCGTATCCACCAGCCCATCCACCACAAAACACAAGAATTTCTTTTCCTGCTTCGATAGCTGCCATATATTCCTCTTCAGGAATCGCTACAATTCTTCCGTTAGGAAAAATAAAACCTTCAAATTCTCTCATTTTTATTAAACCTCCATATCCATTATTCTTAATGAATCGCTTACTCTTTCATCAAGTGTATCAAGCCACTTTTGATACGAACTCTCCATCAACCGATCAGATTCCGATTTTTCTTTTAATTCATCTTCAAGTATGGTATAGCCCTCTAATACTTCATCGTATCTTTCTCTCATATCAAACACTCCCAACATTCTTGAATCCGTAAAGGCTATAACCTTTGTATTTAAAATACCGCATCGCTTTATTGATTTGAGAAGAGCTTGCTGTTGAGTGACTTTTTAGGTATGTATTCTTATACTCGCACAGCTTCTTATACTCGTCACTTTCACGATGGGCTTTCAGTTTCTCACAATGGTCGTGGCAACCAGGATAACGCTCCGGTGCCACGCAATAACGGCAAGGATCAGTCATTGTTATTTTCCTTTCTGCCATATGCGTTAAACATTTCTGTGATACGGTCAATCCATGCGTCATTTTCTGATTCATTGCAATCAAAATCATCCTGAAATCGTTCAGCTAACTCTTCCGAAAACTCAATAATTTCATTGTATGAATAGCCATATTTTTCTTCAATCCAGTCTGCATTAAGTTCGAGCTGATTATAAGCATCATCAATGCGATACTGACGTTCCTTGTAGCGGTATGCCGCCTCAATCTGTTCAGGTGTCATTTCCCAAGACTTCCCATTCCAACTGATCACAACAATCTTATTTTCGCTATTCATATTCCACACCCTCACTTGTTAGATTTGCACTGATATTTGCGTTCAATCATCTCAGCATCAGCGCAAGTCATACCGTAATACCAACGCACATCAACAACGGATTCAACCCAGTTTCCAGTCTTGCGGTTCTTTATGACACGAACCTCTTCAACATCTTTGTGAATCTGTGTGCCGGGCTTCGGGAGATAAGTCAAAACACTTTCTTCAGAATGTTCCAAATCGTAAGAGCCAACAAATGTGCAATCGCGTTTGATCAAATCAAAAATTTTCTTACGGTTCTGCTTAGACAGGTTTCTCATATTGCAAGCTCCTTTTCTTTTGTAAATTTAATCACCAACGCATTCACGTTAGCCGCTTCCATCGTTGACTGCTTTGCATCTTCGTGATTGCCAGCTCTAAGGAATGAAACACTCTGATCCATCAGCTTGCGCCGATAAGAAGAAAGAGCTGCGAGAATAATATTCTTTTCAATGTTGGTCATGTTCTTTTTCCTCCTGCTCACGTTCCTTGTGAAATTTTCGCACTTCTTCCCAAAAATCAAACGGACTAGAATTGTGATAAACAAGCTCCATGTATTCTTTTCTACTGTTAAGATGGTTTATGTTAGTATCCATTTCTATCACCTCAATTTTCATCGCTCAGGTTCTGACAAAAACTTAAATAAAAATCAATGTCGAAATCCTCCACAGTGCCATCAGGAGAAAAATCATAGAGCACATCTGCAACCGCTTCGTGTTTATAAAGAGCATCTACAATCTCGTCACGGAATGCCGTAACCCAGTTTTTTGTTACATTGAATTTTCTGGTGATCTCGTAAATATAGATGATCCAATTACCTTCTGTGGTGCTTCTTGTTCCACTTTCGACCATCCAGTCAGAAATACTGTTAATCATCCAATCGGTAACTTGTTTTACAGTTTCGCTAGTATACATTTTCTATTACCTCAATCAAAACTGAACCACTTCATGTTTTGCCTTTTCCAGCATCTCTTTCTCTTGTTCTTCAAGACGCTCAACCTCGCACAAAACATCACGAATGCCAAAGATAATCAAATCACGATCTCGTTCACGTTCTGCTCTATGTACTGGATTGTTTTTACAAGATCCTTCGCACAAGTTATTTTCTCTTGCAATCAAATTATCAATCGCATACTTCAAAACACGCTTATCTTTTTCAGTCATATTTATCACCTCAATCATTGTAAAATATCTGTTTTAGCAGTTTTTGAAATCCAAATCTCTTACAAAATTCACAATAGGGTCTCGGAAAACAACGCTCTTAATACAAAGCGACTCCAAATCATACTGACCTTTACAATTTCCGTAAAAGATAAGTCCATGACCGATTTTATCAAACCATTTTTGAGCCTTATCAATAGAATAAAAGTGCTGCGCACCATCAACGGATTCAGTAAAAAATGTGTACCCACACTCACCAAATTGAACATACTCCCAACGATTAAGAGTGTTTCCTTCGTAGTCGAATAAACGCTTTACGGCAATAACATATACAGTTTTCATATTTTCATCTCCTATAAAAGCATGATTTTAGATATCCCAAGTATCATAAAGATCTTCGGGCTTATCATTCGGCATCCATGCTTTTGCATTATCATTAAGGAAGTAACCGCAACCAAAAAATCCAGCAGGAGAATCACAAAGATTCTGTTCACCATCTTTAACACCAGCTTGATAAACAACATAGATAAACTCAGCAAGCTCATGCTTATCCATTCGCTTAATGCGGTCGTACATTGTTTCCATATCAATCGCTCCTTTTAATGCCAAAAATCGTATCCACCAATCCAGATAGATAAATTATAAATATAATTACCACAACGAACACATTTATCATGTTTTCCCCATAATCCAAGCTTTTTCATACCTCGGACGCTGCCGGTGTAATGGATTGATGGATGTGCGTCCCTTGAAAACTTTTTTGCACTCAAATATTTCATACCTAACACTCCTTTTAATATTTTTGTGTTTTCGCATTCTGGTAGCGGTTATGTCTGCCCTAGTACCGCTAATCACCTAGCATCTACTGCTCACACTACCCAAATCTGACTTCTTATGTAGTCCTCAATGTCTGCCGGGTATCCATTGCGCTGGATGTACTGACACAGAACACGTTGGACATCACGGTTGTCACCGTAGTCCATTGCCAACGAGATATCTTCACCGTGAGTTCCAACACCCAGGCGTTCATATTTTCTGACCTCAATATAGAAATCATGTGCGCTGTAATGCCTTCCGTCCTTACGGTCAAGAATTGAATCGATAATCAAAAAATTTCACCCTCCTGATTTTCCTGTTCTTCAATATGAACCAAACACTTCATGATGCCTAATATGCTGTTGCAACGTCATTGGTTTATAAACATTCCTTGCATTAGGATTCGGACGATACCAATGAATAATTTTCCCATCATTCAAAAAATAGCAAGTAACAATACTACCATTACACAATGCTTTAATCGGTTTTACACCAGCCGGAAGTTCAGACAATTTCCAGAAATATTTTTCTTCTTCAAACTCATGACTCAAAGAAAATCTTGCGATTCCATTTTCCATTCCAAGATAGTAAGTTCTGAATCCAACTACGTTTTCAAAGAAATGCAGTTGTTCCAATGAATCAAATTCAGCTAAATACCACTGCCAATTTTTATGTATTATAATTTTTGTACGGTGCTTTTCGTTAATACTTTTTGCAATAGTCATATAGTTCCTGTTCCAGTAAAAATCATTCTTCATTTTCAATCACTCCCTCATCAATCATATTTTTATAGAAATCATCATCCAGAATTTGTTCTCCACACCAATTTACAAATAATCTTGCAACGTCCTCACCAGACATTTTAACCAGTGCATCCCACATCTTTTTCTGAACATCAGTCATCGTTTAACCCCTCCAAATAGATCTCTTAGTGTCAAAAATGCCCTCTGACGTACCATCATTACTTTCGGTATAGAGGTAAATCATATCTGCACCGTCAAGTCTTTCAATATGGAAATACTTTGCATTCTTTACAATTTCCTTTTCACGCCAACCAGCTGTATTCAAAAGATTACTTTTGCTAAGGAATGTAAATGTTGCGACAATCTTTTCATCACCTGCGCCATTGATTGTCGTTACTACAGTAGGCACAGCTCCTGCCGGTGTTCTATTCCATTCAGCTTCACAAGAAGCATGAAGCCCAAAGAAATCATTATCAAAGAATGGAATTGCCGTAATGTAATTGGTATAGAACGTAGGTGAAATCACTTCTTCCTTTGTTTCTTCCGGTACAAGAACCATCTTCCCAAAATCATTTTTCTTATAACGAACCTCGCTCATAAGAATCAGGCAGCTATCACTTGTGTAGTGAAAATTCTCGTAATTATAGTTATTGCGTTTCATACTCACATCTCCTTATTCTCTGTTTTTACTTGCTAACTCAATTATCTTGTTGATATTGTTTTCGAGTAAAAATTCCATATCTTGCATATGAATCGCAAGAATTTCTTTCAGTTCTTTTTTTACAGCCCGTTCTGTAATTTGTGGACAGTTGCAATGCACTGTCAGGATCAGATCTTCAAACGTGATACCATCCAGAAGATTGTCACTTACAACCATATCGTCACCAAGCTTCCAGTTCTGATCCATTTTATAGCCCTCCTCTCGTATCCTGTGTTATATAGCTATACGGTAAAAATAAAAGCCCTCTGACGGACTGTTTTTCTAGCTACATAATACAGGATACTGCTGATTTTGTCAAGCACTAAAATGTAGATTTTATTAACGTCACATTTTAATGCGTTGATACGTTGTTTATTTGTAAGCATTTTGTGAACATCAATCAACATTCACTTCATCAGGCCGTGCCCACAGAACATCCTCTATGGTATCGTCATAGATGGTTTCTGTGCCGTTACTGTTCATAACCATGGTCACCTTCTGACCATCTGACGGGGTTTCTTCCATGCTTGCGTAAGAATACAGCCATTCCTCGCCGTTCTCATCGATAACATGGATGGTCTTAATTCCGTTGCGGAATACTTCGATTTCATCCACGCTACCGGCCAGGACATAACGATTCTCCAGACGAGTTTTCATAGGCTCTGCCGCATTTGCAGTCATACAGTTTGCCAGAATGGAAACACCAGCCACAACAGTAGCCAGGATAACGGACAGCTTATTCTGAGTAAGTTTCATTTTTTGTACTCTCCTTTTCTTATCAGTGACCCCAACGGCAAACAATAACGCCGTTGATCCAGATTGAGACATTTGCGCCCTGCCGATACCATTCGACAGCTTCACGATGAATGTTGGTGATAACACCTGTTTCATCGTTCATGAACCACTGACCTTTTTTCATTTTTTCTCCTTTACACTCTCATGCACTCATCAAGATAGATTCGTTTACCGAAACACTTGACGTATGCTCTGCCAGACGGTGCATAGATGATCTTCAAATGGTGATAGTGAAAATACTTCTCATCATCACACAACACACCAGACATACCATAAAGATAATCGTCAGTGCCGTATTCGATATCGCCGTGAATCTGGAAACCACCACATCTGCCGTAGTTGCTATCATAAGCGGTTACAGGATGGCTCTTACAATATTCTCTTGCGGTCATATCAAACTCTCCTTAAAACATATCTTTTATTTCTTGATGATATCAACATCATCAAAGCCGTGCCAATTGTAATTAACAATGGCCTTTGCTTCCTCGAAATCACGGCCAAGATTGTGAATCTGCCGTGCATCCTCAATATAGCGATTGTGGTTCTCTGCCGTTGTGATATACCACGTTCCAAGAGCTTCATACATGACATACCTTTTCATGCTTTTTATTCTCCTTTACTCAGAGTTCTTGCAAAGACCCAAACCACCCTTTTCACGGGGCAAACGTCTGAGTGCGTCACGGTGCGGACAGTCGATATTCTCACAATACCGACAGTTCGCGTTTTCTTTCTCTTGCTCTGCAAAGAATTTCTTTGCATCTTTTAGAGATTCAAAATAATGACCCTGATCCCATGTGTAAGAATCAGGGTCAAAATGCCACGCCACAATGTATGGTGTGTAATAATTTGCCTTATTAAACAGTGCTGTATAGGCGCTGCCAGTATCAAGAACAACAATATCTTCTCTGTTCATCTTACATTTCTCCCTTCAGAATCAGCGTGAAAATCAAAACAAGGCTTGCGCCCAAAACGATACCAAGGACAAACATTTCTTTTGCGGTGAAATAATCCATAACAAACACCCTTTCTTTTGCATATAAAAAGAGCCTTGTAAGAATTAACTTACAAGACTCTTCTTGACGGAAATATTCTGTTATCGTTATGCGGCAATATGTACCGCATGGATCGCATCCAACAACATTGCACGGGCATCAATTCCGTACACACCAGACACGGAATCCAGAGATTCCTCCGTCCATTCATTATCCACCATAGCATCGTCCATGGTGCCGTAACAGCCGCCCCATCTGCGGCCATCTGAACTGTAGATATCCAAACCGATTCGGCTGCCGAAATCGCCGCAAGACATATCGTCCACAGTGACAGTAAGGTAATCCCCGTTTTCGAGAGCAACAAAGATGCCCCCGGACGGCTGAGAGTATCCACCCCCATTATTTGCTGTATCGGGATTTACACAAGGGTTGGTTTCGCAACCCCAAAAACTAATCATTCTTGCATCCATAATAATTCTCCTTTCTTTAAGGGCTTTCTGCCCTTATTATATCACAGCCCACGCTACAATCATAGTTAAGGCTATGACAAAATTTTCGTACTGGTAGTGGGATCTTTCTGCCCCGTGCCCACTAACTTCACGGCATAGAGATGGATTAGTCTGGCATTGGATTTTCTTTATCGAATTTATACCAAGCCTCGAATGCTTCATCGTATTCGATATTTGCAAAATCCAATCGAGAAATCGGCTTTAAAGAAGTTACCCAAACTTCTGCAACATTGATTTTGTTGTTCAATGCTACATACTCTGAAATAAGCTCATCACAAGGAAAGTCTTCTGCCTTTCGGATTTTATCCTCTACTTCTTCAAGCTTTCTACGAAGCTCATTAAGCACTTTTTCCTTTTGTGCTTTTGCTTCTTTTTTCTTTGATACTTCCTCTGCACTCTCACCTTCTAATCGAGCTTTTTCACAAGCGGATCGAGCTGCGGCCAACCGCTCATCAAAAGGCTTTTTTGCCATTTTCCAAGCAGAAAAGGCGGCTTCCCGTTTTTCGTAATCTCTCATAATAAAACTCCTCTTTTATGCGATTTTCGACGTGTTTGTTTTCACTGTTCACTAGTCTGAACACCGGTGATTGTTTCGCCCTCTGCTCTCAATTTGGCAATGACAGCATCCAGACCGCCCAAGGCGTTCACTTCCTCTTCTGTGTAGAGGATATAACGACCACCAAAATTGGGGTTCTTGTCCTCTTCACAAGCGATAAAAATCGCGTATTCTTTCATTATGTTCTCCTTTTCATTTTGCATATTCCGCATGATACTTGCATATTTATGCAATTTTGAGCATAAAGAAAACGCCTTGCGATAAATTCACAAGACGTTTGTTTCTTGGGTATGAGGTTCTTAGGAATTGTAGGTATAACCTTCAATCAGTTGCACAAGTACAGCTCTTTTTGTTGTTCCCTCTTGCTCAATCTTTGCGGAAAAATCCTCAAAGAGCTTTTTAGGAATCTTAATCGCAAGCTGACTATTCGTTTCCATGCGCTTCTGATATTCGGTTGCATAGTTACGATCTGCCATAGTTGCACCACCTTTTGATGCAATTATAGCAAATTTTTCACTCTTGCGCAAGGTCTGACAATCAACGGTAGCCATCGAGGTAATTCACCTGCTTTCTACCGATATTCTCACCATACAATTCGCGGGTTGCTTTAAGGTATGCACCATCAAAACCCATCGGCTTTCTGCTCTTACTCACCTTAATATGCCGTCTCTTGATACAGTCATTACTATACCAGTTATCATACTTGTGCCTTGTCTTGTTCTTTTGGGTGGCAGACTTCTTGCTATGATCAAGTTCGGGGTTTGCGCCAACAGGATTCTTCTTGATGAAGTTTACAATCTTCTGATTGTATTCATTCTGCCATGGTACAAGCCCTCTGCCATCTTTCCAAACCATGCCGATTTGATTCACTCTGACGACTGCGATAAAGCGCAATCCCTCTGCGGTCTGACCATAGTATGCACCAGGCGGCACAGAATGACCGTCAAATTTAATCTGACGGTCTGCATGGTTCTTACACAGAAACTTTTGCATAGTATTCCCTTCTTTCGATTGATAGTGACGGCATTACTGCCGTGTTGGTAGTGGTTACGTCTTCCCTAGTACCACTAATCGCCTAGCATTTATGTAGAGTTCTTGTGTGTTCACAGTGATTGCGTGGTTCACTTACAGGGTCTCTTCTGCGCTGAAGTCGTTGGTGAAGTCCTTGCTCTGAAGGTCTGCCAACTTAGTCTGAGCAGATTCCAGGCTCTTCTTAACGTCTGCCAGATCCTTTTCCATGCCCTGAACAGCCTTCATCTTCTTTTCCAGAGTTTTTGCGTTGGTATCCTTCTTGTTCTTGATGGAGTCCAGTTCCTTCTTAGCACTAGACAGCACCTCTTCTGCATTCTCAACACTCTTAGTAAGGCGCACAACCTTAGAGGACAGCTTGCGGACACTTGCACGGCGGTCACGCTCTGCCATAGAGAGCATAGCAACACCGCTTGCGTTGGCGCTAAACCATGCCTCAACCCATTTTACGAATTTGGTCTGAGACTCTGTTTCCGTGTCGTAACCGTGGCCTGCGGTGGTAGCGGTGAATGCACGCACCTTGCCCACGCTCTGCTCAATGAACTGCTCAACAGTGAAGGTTGCAAAGACGTCATTGACTTTGAAGGTATCGCCCATGATAGCGGTGGTAAGGCTTGCCAGATCGTTGAAGTATAAGGTCTTAATCTTCTGAACAGAGTCCGCGTCTGCGGCATAGCGTGCCAGCAAATCAGCGTCCAGATAGACAGCACGGACGGCCTTGCAATAGGTCTCGTACTGCTCTGCAGTGATACCCTTCAGGCAGTCTCTGCCCAGAGCCTTCTCAGAGGTGTTGACTTCCTTGCCACCCTTCTTGAACAGGGCAACGGCGGCACCGGTGGTGCGGTTCTTCTCTGCGGCTGCGGTAGCATTGAAGTTGATAGCGGACAGAATGGTAGTAGTAGACATAGTATTTTCTCCTTTGTTGTGTTATAATGTGTGTACGGACTTCTTGCTATTATGAGCAAGCCAAGTGCTACAGACAAAATTCCAGGTTCTGCCTGTAGCCTATGGTTCGCCCACGATGGGCAAATATGTATGTTGTAAAGCATGGTTTACCCTCTGTCTGCCAAAACAGCCCTTCAACCATGCTTGCTATTATTTAATTGTCACGAAAAACCGTCCATTTTTGCTATTGTCTGCGACAAGTCCAAACTTTTGAAGTCCAAACAAAAAGCGCCAAACTTTTGAAGTCCAGCGCCGTCTAATTGCGTATCTTTGCAAAAATATTCTGTTTTCTCAACCATGCAAGGTTGCATTGTACCGCCTAAAAGTATTACTGATAGGACGTTTATATTGTGTTTTCTACCCATTTCGGATATCCGCCTATAACTATCTCAAATTATTGCGCCTATTCCGCAAAAGATAAGAGTATCAAAACCTTGCATTTTTGTGTATCTGGTTAAGGTTGACAGAACGTTTTGAGGACGTTAACCCATAGGCCAAACCATACGGCCAAACGCGCCAAATTTGCAAGGAAAAGACTTTTTATCTTTTCCGTTTCCTGTTCTCAAAATCCTTACTTTTGGATACGCTTTCCAACGTATGAACAGCGCACGCTTTTGTTTCACACTTAACTTGTTTCCCGCCAAATTGTCACCTCTTTTCTTTGCTCTTGTCGGGGTTTGGTGTGCGTGTTTGTTCTTTCCCTTTTCGGGGTTTATCGTTTTTGTTTCATCCTTGCATTTTCGTGCAATTCCGTCCGGTGTGTGTCGTCACACCTTGCAAGCTATCGGATTATACAGGCGGTGTAGCTTGTCGCCTGTTCGGGTTTGTCTATCCGTTTCCGTCTAGTCCGTTCCCGTGCCTATACTCTACCACGTCTAGTCCGTTCCGTCAACCCGTCTAGTCCACTTGTAATCTTTTTGTAACTATTTTTCCAGAAAATACCGAAATAGTTTGATCTCGCGCGCGCGTACCTATTAGAGTCCCTGGGTGTGCGCCTGGGCGTGTGTGTGCGCACGCGCACACGGGTACATTATAAAGGC